GTTCAGCAATTGAAGCTGAATAACTATGCCGTCAGCCCCGGCGACCTAACGCTGACCTTTACGGCCTGCGATGCCTCCAACGGCAATTCCTTCCTCTTTACCGGCTATGAGATCGTGATTGTCAAAAACACCGACACCTCGGCGCACACCTTCACCATCTCGAGCGTTCCCGACCAGCTCGGCCGATCGGATACCACCCTCACCGGATATTCCGTCGCAGCCAGCGCAAGCTCGATCATCGAAATGAAGTACACGACTGGATGGATTCAGTCCGGCGGGACGGCTTATATGTCCTGCAGCAGCAATTTGATCTCGTTTGCCGTCGTTCGCTTCCAGTAAAAATGCCTCTCTCCCGATTAAGCGGCCGCCTGCCGGTGCCTGGGCAATATACCAACCGCGCGCAAATGTCCCGGCAGATCACTTTGCTGTCGCCAAGTCCCCGAGGTGGCGACGGCAGCGGAGGCGCGCCCTCCCCCGCCTTCGTCTCCTGGGCGGCCATTCGGTCCCTTGCCGGGGACGAGCTCGACAAGGCGCAGCAAATTGCCCAGGACGTCTCCCACCTGGTCGTCGTTCCCTATCAACCAGGAATCCAGGGCAATTGGCAGATTCAGTTCGAAAACCGGATCTTCCAGATCAAGGCGATCGAGGACCCCGACGAAATGCATTGGGAGCTCAGAATTTATTGCGCGGAAATCGGCCAGAGCGCCGGCCAGCAGGCGTAGAGGAACAAAACTTATGTTTGTTGCGCACAGATTCATTTCCACGGTGCCGCCGGCCGGCAACAATGGCGACGTTCAAACCTCGAACTGGAACGATATCCACCAGTCGGGATTCGTGCCCACCGCATACAACGCGAGCGGCGTCGTTCCGGCGACCATCAATTACATTCGCGCGACGGGCGGGTCGGGCGGCATCGCCTTGCAGCTCACCTCGGGGAGCCAGGTCTTCAACGGCCCCACTGGAGAATTCACGCTCTGCCAGGCCTATTTCGCCAAGAAAGTGGACGCCGGCGCCGGAGCGATCACGTTTACCGATTCGCAAGGCGCGCTAATCGAAAATGCGAGCTCCTACGAGCTCACGCAACAAGGGCAATGGGCGCTGTTCATCTGGAATGGCACCACCTGGGACGTTTTCGGAGGAATGGCAGCATGAGGAAATGGAAAAGAATTCTCGCAGCTCTCGCGATACTTTGCGGCGCCGCGATCGCGCAAACGCCGGGCGTATCGACCATCCTTCATTCCGGCGCCACGCTGCCATCGGGCGCGAAGCAATACAGCGTATTTGTCCTGACGACGGGATCGCAACCGCAGGTCTATATTTGCAATGCGAATCCCTGCACCAGCTCCGGCCAGTGGGTCACCGATGCCAGCGGCGGGACGTGCTCGGCTTCGTGCGCAAATCTGGCACTGAGCAATCTGGCGGCGGTCGCCATCAATACGGGGTTATATTCGGCGAGCGGCGTTGATCTGACGCTCGGCGGCGCGACCGGTACAAGCGGCGGCACCAATCCCTCAAACGTCATCATCCAAGCTGGACAGTTTTGGCCAGGCAGCTCGCAAAATGGCGCTCACGTCGCCATCGTCGGTGGCGCTGCTGGCTCCGGAATAGGTGGAGCGGTCACGATTACCGGCGGGGGAACGTCGAACGGCGGGACCACCGGCGGCGTTTCTATTTCGAGCGGCGTGCCCTCCGGGTCCAACTCCTCGAGCGGCGGCATTTCCATCTATACAGCCAGCCCAACCGGGACCGGGAATTCTGGGAATATCAACATCTCGGTGCCTGCGGGCGGCACCGCGGATGGGCAGGTTCAGTTGAGCAACGCTAACGCCAGCGTGATCATTGGCAACACTTCTCCGAGCAGCCATGGCGAAATTGATTTCAATAACGATCTCTCGCTGAATCCCGGAATCATCAAGCTGAGCGGCATGCCCTTCAGCTACAGCTTCGACAACTATTGGGACTTTGATCTCTCCACGAGCCGTCCCAAAAATATGTATGTCGGGACGGGGATCTTCATCGGCGGGACCACCTATGAGCTCACCGGCATCACCAGCACCTCAAGCGGTCCGGTGATGACGGTGCAGTATGTAACCGGCTCGAATGCGCCGCTTTGCACCTCGGGCGACGGCACGCTTCGGATTACGACCTCAACTTGCCCGGATTTCCCCACTGTCACGGGAAGCCTTTTCAATGGCGACTACACTTATGTGACGGGATCGAACTCGATCGGCGACTCCGGAGTACTCGCGGGCCCCTACACTTGCCAATTCACCACGTTTCCCACGACGAGCGGAACCGGCGATGCGCTCTCTGGTACAGCGAATAAAGCCACAATCTGGAAGTTTTTTTTGCAGGCCCCCTGCACGACGTACGGCGCGACCTATTTCGTCGGCACGGCTGAATCGAGCAGCACATATAACTATGATCTCGCTCTGTTCAATGGCGCCGGCACCTTGTATGCGCACACCGGACCGCTTCACGGAAGCGTCTTTTCCCCATCGACCGGTATCCACGACGTCAGCTGGACCTCGTCCGCCATCCTGCAGCCCGGAATCATTTATCTCGGCCTGACCAGCTCCTGCACCTCGAGTTGCGCAACCCTGGGCGGCGCCTCCGGGAATGCGATTTCGCGGGAAAGCAACCAGATCGTCTCAATCCCGACGGGCGGCACTTTCACCGGCGTTGGCAGCATCAGCGTGCCCGGCGATTCCATTACGGGAACAGCCAATTCGCCGGCCGTCGTCATTCGATGATTTTCCTGGCTAAAGAATTTTGCGAGAAGCATCCGCTCTGGGCGTTTTTGGCGGTATTTCTGCTCTGCGTTCTCGTTTTTCGGTTCTGAATCGTGATCTATCAAGGCTTGTATCAGATGCTGGCAGCGAATGCCGCGGTGACCGGGCAGCTGCCGGTGCCGGAGCCGCCGAATTCTGGTTTCGCGATTTATTTCGGAGCCGCCGGCAAGACCCCAGGGCAGCGCTTTGTCGTAATCAATGTGCTCAATGCACCGCCCGCGGCGACCACCCTCGATGGCAGCAGCGCATTAAAAGCGGGCGAGCTCCAGCTCGATTCCTACGCCGAAAATCAGATCGCAGCGCGAAAGCTGTCGGATGCGGTCCGCGATACGTTCAAGGACTATGGCGGCGTGCTCGGCGACGGAACGACCATTCAATTTACGGAAGTCACCGTCGATTGTGACGCCGGCTATGAGGTCGGGGGCACCGGCTACGTTTACCGGACCATGGTGCGCATGACCGCGATGTACACCGAGGCCCAGCAATGAGCCCGGCTTCGCAGGCCTATCCCGGCTATGGCTCAAGGCTGATGTATTCCCTGGACGGCGTCAATTACACGCCCGTCGCCCAGCTGCAGAGGATTCAGCCCAGCGGCTCGAAGCAGGCCATGGTCGACCAGACCAACCTGCGAACTGCCGATAATTTCACGCGCGTCCTCGCCGCGGTGGTCGACGCCGGCGAAATAGAGTTCACAGGCGTATATAGCGGCGTCAATTCACAGGTCGCCCTGGGCCTCTTCCACGGCGCAATGACACTCGTGCACTGGCGCATTCTGCTCAGTGACGGCACGATGTACGGCTTCGACGCCTATTTAAGCCAGTTCAAACCCTGGGGGATTGTCTACAACAAGATGGTCCCATTCTCCGGAACCTTGCGCATCAATGGCGGCATCGAAAGCCCACTTTCGGGCTTCCAGCCCACCGGATTCCAGGCCAGCGGTTTCCAGATCGTTCTGATTTAACCCCAAGGAGGATTTCTCACCATGACAACCACTGCCATTCCGGGCTACGGCGGCCATCTAGCCAACGGCGGCGCGACCGGCGCTGCTTACACCAATGTCGCCCAGCTGCGGCGCTTCAACTTCGGTGGCCTCAAAGTCGAATTTGAGGACATCACCAACCTCGATTCGCCCGCGCCAGGCGGCGCCGTTTTCAAAGAATGGCTCAAGACGCTCGTCGACGGCGGCAGCATCCAGTTCGACGGCGTACTCAATCCCGCCGATCCATCCACCCAGGCGTTGATGACCAATCTTTCGTCCGCGCCGGCGAATGCCCTCAACTATTGGAAGATCACGCTCAGCGGCGGATCGCCGACCACAATGGTCTTCCAGGGGTACGTCGAGGAATTCAAAGTAGGGGACGAATACAACAAGGCCGTTCCCTTCAGTGGCTCGATCAAAATTGTTGGTCCTGTCACGGTCAATTGGTAAGCTGCTGATGCAAGCACACTTGCATCGAGGAGGCTTTCTGATGAGATCGATCCTTGTCGCGTTCCTCTTGGGGATTGTTGGCATTGCGGGAGCACAGAGCAAACCGCCCGCTGCTCCCGCAGCGGCGCCGGCCGACGTATCCGTGACGCCGGCCGCGCCGCCTCCCTACAAGCTCACCGAATTGCAAATGGCCCGGCTCGACGCCGCCCGGCAGAAAGTTTTTCGCTGGGAGGACCGCACGCAGGACGCCCTGAATGAATTCAGCGCCTTGTGCACCCAGGCCCAGCAGGAAAACCACTGGCCTCCGGTCAACTGTGGCCTTAACGATTTATCCATAACCAGCGTCGCGCCCCCGCCGGTAGCCAAGCCTGCGGCGCCAGCGGCTCCCCCGAAAAAATGAACGACATATTGAGCCAAGAAATTACCGGGAAGGCCGACCGCATTGTGATCGCGGGCCGCGTGTGCACGTTCAGCTATCCCATGCACAACACGATTCTCTACAAGCAACTGACGGGCGAATCGCTGTTCAACGTGGAAAGCTGGAATAAGATCTCCTTCGAGGAGAACTATAAGTGCTGGATGGCCTGCGTCTGGGCAGGAATGCACGAGCAGCTGCCTCCCGACGCCGAGCATCCCGAGCCGTACTGGAAGGCGCCTTTTTCATTTGCGGAGCTCGAGCCGCTGATCGACATGAGCAACGCGCCCGACGTCCATCTGGCCATGTTCGCTTCGCTCACCCGCTGGATGCCGAAAAAGAAGAAGCCCGCGAGCACCGCAGAAGAGCAAAAAAAAACGGCACCGGCGTCAGCTCCCGAGGCGACCGCTACTCCGACCTTGGAATGCTCTGGGCCCGCGTCCGCGTCTATTTCGGATTCGACCGGGTTCTCTTCCTAGCCACGTCGCCGCGCGAGATTGACATGCTTTTTGACGTCGAGAGCGATCGGCGTCGCGAGCGCTGGCTGCATACGGCGCAAATATCCTTGTTGCAGGCCCGCGGTACTTTACACCGCGAGGATGGCCGGCAATTCGAACTCGACGATTTCATGCCGCCTGATCTATCGGGGCGTCCGGTGGACCAGGGCGACCAGGACATGCGGGATTTCATCGACAGCCTGAACCGCGGCGAAACCATCGAGCAAAGCCCGGAGCAGATCAAACAATTCCGCAATATGTTCCAACAACACTATCTGGACGAAATCGAGGGCGCCGGCAAGACCACGCCGATCGGGCCCTCGGGGAAGCGCGAGCCGGTGAAAAGTGCTGGACATTAATGGCAAATCGCTCGAGGTAGGCGACTTTGGTCAGCTCCTGGTCCGCGTTGAGGAGATCTCGCCGGCCGGAATCAGAATTCGCATTGCAAATTCCACCGAGCAGCTGCTCGTGGGTTTCAAGCGCGACGAAGCCCTGGGCGGCGACGTCGCCGATTCAGAATTGATATTCCTCGGCCGCGGCGGCCACGCGGACGAGGCCGTTGCCTCCTAGCTAGTCATATACTCCGAACTCATATATTTCAAAATCGCATGGAAATCATCGCTGCATTTTCCGGCATCCCTGAGCTCGGCGCCCGCCTCGACAATATTGCCGGCCTGATCGCGGACCCGGTCGCAACCGAGGCCCTCGAGAAGGGCGGCGCCGTCATTCAGCAGCTCGCGGAAAACAATGTTCGGAAGCTCACTGGCGCGCTTTCTCGCGATATCGTCGTCGTCACCCGCGTACTTCATGGCGAGGCGGCCGGGCAGAAGTATGTGCTTATCGGGCCCGGGTGGGACGAAGAGAATTTCCGCCGCTCGGTCCAGCGCCGCGGAAAATATGCGAACGAGGCGCCGCGGCCCGATCAAACCACGAATCCCGGACTTTATGGCCTATTTCTCGAAGTAGGGCATCGCGCCCCGGAGCACGGCCTTTCGCGGGATCTGGAATACAAGCGGGCCTATGCCGCCGCGCGCAAGGATCACGAAAGAGTTATCAGCTCCGAATTCGGAACCCTAACGACACCGCCCTATCCCTGGCTGGCGCCGGCATTCGATACCGGGAAGGATGAAGCCCTCGAAACCATGGCCGCAACCATCCAGAGCCGGCTTGAAGGAATGCACCTCTAAAATCTCATGTCCACACTCAATGTAGGAGCCATGGCCGCGCGGCTGGGCCTCGATACCTCCGACTTCGTCGAAAAGATGAAAGGGGTCGAAGGCTTCAGCTCTGCATCTGGCCAGCGCATCGCCGCCGAAATGAAGCGCACGTCCCGCGAGGGCGCTGAATCCCTGCGCTTGTTCGATGAGGCGATCGGCGTCCATCTGTCGCGGCCGCTAACCAGGCTGATCACCGAGACCTTCCCAGGAGTCGCCGAAGGCCTGGCGTCCGTTCTCGGAGGCACGGCTTTCATCGCCATCGGCGCAGCGGCGCTCGAATTCGGCGAGCGCATTGTTAATTCAATCCAGAGAGCCACCAAGGCGCAGGAGGAATTCCGCCAGGCTAGCATTCAGGCAGCCGACGTGCTTGAAAAGATCGGCAATGATTGGGCCGGCAAAATGGCGACGCTCGACAAGACGGACCCTCTCCGACGATTCCGGGAGGGCGCCCATGAGGCCCGCACTGAATTCGAGCAGATCTCCAAGGTGCTTGATGACGTCAATCGCAAGCGCGAGGAAGCCGAAAGCCCGCTCAGCCGGCTGGAAGCCGGCATCGGCAATGCCTGGGACAATCTCACCCAAGGCAGCACTGCCTCGATCTCCAAAAACCAGCAAGAACAAGTCGAACGTCAGCGCCGCGATATCAGCCACGCTCTATTACAGGACGAGCTCCACGGTACGCACACGTCGCTTCAACTGATTGATTCTGATCTTGCTTCGGTCAACGCAAAAATCGAGGAATACCAGCGGCTCGGTCCGGGAGCATTCAGCTCGCGCAGCGTCTTTGACGCGCAGATCGCTGCGCTCGAGCGGCAGAAATCCGAACTGCAAAACGATCGCGGAAACGAGGTGGACCGACAGGCCTGGGAACAAAAGGCCCGCGCCGCCGACGCGGCGACGGCGGCGAAGGAACTCGCGACCAAGCAACAGGAAGAATTGCGCAAGGTTGAAGAAGCCGTGAAACGGACCCGGGAGGAAACCGACAGGCTGACCAAATCGCTCGGGGAGGCCTTCGGCAAAGATGACCTGGTTGCGCGATTCAATGTTGAACTGAATGCGCAGCTCACGGCCTTGAACCAGCTGCAGGCCATGGCCGGCGCAAAAGGCTTCCAGGAGCGCATCGGTATGTCTCCCGATGCCGCCCGCGATTTCCTCATCCAGGCGAACATTCTCCGGGAAAGCGAGGCCCAGCTGAAATCGTTCCTGGAATCCAATGAAATGAACAAGCGGCCGGGCAGCGCGACGTCTTTTCCTTTTGCCGGCGCTTCCACGGCTACGCCTGTGCTGGGCGCTGGATCAGCAGCAGACGGGCAGTTCGCCGCATTCGAGGAAAACAAACGCGCCCAGATGGAGGCGATCAAAAAGATATTTGAGGACGCGCTGACTCCGCAACAGCGCTTCATCGAAAAGCAACGCGAACTTGATCTGGTAATGAAGGACGCAAACGGCAATTTCATCGCCGGCGAACGTGGAGCCCTCGCCTATAAGCAGGCCATGAAAGAGCTTACAGACCAGGAGATTCAGGCCCTCAATGCAACGGGTAAAGTATCCGACGCCATCAAGGCGTGGGCGCTCGAGGCGCAGAAGGCGAATATTGGGCAGGAAATCGTCGGAGGCATGAAAAGTGCTGAATCCGCCACAGCCAGCTCCCTCACCATCATGCTCGAGCACCATCGAAACGCCACCGAGCAGCTCCGCCAATTATGGGAGGGTTTTTTCCAAAGTCTGACTCAAAAAGCCCTCAGCTTCGGCCTGGACAAACTCTTCGGTTCGCTGTTGCACGGATTGACCTCGGGGTCTAGCGGCGCCGCAACTGCATCAGCAGGGCCGGTTCCTGGCTTCGTAGGGTGGTTTGCGGACGGCGGAGATGTAACGCCAGGGCAAAGCTTCATAAGTGGCGAGGCTGGCACCGAGGAAATACGTCTTACTGCGGGCGGCGGCGCTCACGTGACGCCTTTGGGAGGCGGATCTGGCGGCGGCAGCGCTTATTACGATATGCGCGGCTCCGTGGTAAGCGAAGACCTGATGAAGAGGGCCGAGGCGCATAGACTGATCTCGTTGAGCGAGCAGAGGATGATGCAATCTATTCCCTCGATGCAGCGCGAAATCAGTTTGAGGAAGCGGCCTGGGTAGAAGAATTCTCCCAAGAGGTGCCGTCGGAGAAAAGGATTTTGCCGACGGCCACGTCCGCCTTCATCATGTCGCCATATCTCTTCCAGTAATCCGCATCGCCGAAAAACACGTGAGTCGATTTTCCCGGTTTTAGTTTTCGCGTATCTGTGAAGGTTGCATTCGAAGATTCGCCGCCCATGCCGTCAATAAATTTAACTTCAAATCGAACGGCCCGAACCGTTTTGGCCGAGCGGTTTTCATAAGAAATTATCAGGCAGCTGCGCTCCAACAGAACGCACCGCAAGTGCGAGTGCGGCACAACTCCGGTGATTTCTACAGGCGCATCCTGCGCGAGGGCGCGACAATGGCCGGATAGCAAAAAAAGGACGGCGCACGAGACCAACCAAACCACATCTTTGATTCGACGGCGCACTTAATGGCCTCTCAATCCGATCGCGATAAAAAAGCACGGCACGCCGATTACGAAGGCCACAATCGCCGATGCCGCGACGAGTTTTAAAATAAACGACGCCAAATCCATAACGCGGACGTCGGTCCATTGTGCCGGCGCAATCGACTGCCGGATTTCAGTTGAAGATTGATCTAGTTCTTCCATAGCGCCGACCACTCTACCCCTTTGTTGGGATCACTTGCAAGCACACCGAAGTGCCACTTTCCTTCCCCATTTGGAGCTAAAACCATGAAATGCAAAACTCTTCACACTCTTGCCCTCTCGATCGCCATCCTGCTGATGGGCGGCCTGGCGCGCGCGCAATGCCCGGCGGCCGCCTCCAGCACCCAGACCGCGGCCAGCGGCACAACGCTTTATTTTCTGAACGCGTGCGCCGGTACGGGCACGTTCTTCCCAACTTTTGAGGAGAAGTTCACCGGATCGCCGTCAACCGTTTCAGTTGTTATCCAGGGCTGCATGCGAGGCGGGACCTGCGACACCCTGGAGACTTACGCCACGGCCACGAACTCAAACCGCGCGCCAACCGTCGCGAAAATGTACGACTATTTCGCGGTGACCCCAACTTTCACCGGCGGCACGAGCCCATTATTGACCGTCAACTATTCCTTCAATCCCTTCGCGCGTGGGCCAGCCGGCAGCGGGTCATTTGTGGCGAGCGGTGACCTGTCGGGCAATTCGAGCTCGCAGGAGGTCATTGGCGAATTGGGAAATGCCTTCCCGGCTCTTACGGCCGGCTATCAGCATTGGACCGGGACGGCATGGGCTTTCGATACGCCATCCGCCAGCCTGCCGTCCGGGTTGAGCGGGCAATCCTATTCCGTGGTTTCGGGAACGACTCCTGGAGCCACGTCCGCTTTTGGGCTCGACGCGTCGCAATCCGCCGGCGCCGATCCCTTCGCAAAAGCGATCGCGACCATTGGCCAAACCGTCAGCCTATTGAACTTTCCTGGCAACCAAACAGTCGGCACGAATAATTTCAACGTCGCAAATACGACCTATGTCTTTGGGCAGAGCACTTTTACGATCTCGCCCGGAAGCACAGTGACGATCTCGGCCAATAACGTCACATTCGTGATGAACAATACGACCCTCGACGAGAGTTTGCCGGCCTATAACTCCGGGACGCCATGCACCCAAGGATCTGCGTGCTATTCGCCCGGCTCGATCACGATCACCAATGGATCGACTTCGATTAGCGGGACCGGCACGACGTGGACGAACGCCTATAACGGAACGCATGTGGTCTGCGGCTTTGTGGATTATGGAACCTTTACGCGAACCGGCAACGGCACCGGAACCCTTGGGACGACGCCATCGAGCAGCTGCTCTGGCAATTATGCCCTTATCGTCCCCACAACGACATTTCCGTTTAAGGTCACGGGCAGCAATTTCAAGATCATAGGCACATGGTTCATCAATGGCGACATTTTCACTGCCGAAGGCACGGCGCAGGGCCACACGGGGATTGAAGTTCAGGCAAATGGCTTTACTTCTGACGGCGGCCAGATCCTCTGGACCGGAAAATACGGGATCGACTTTCTCAATGTCAGTCATACGCGGATCAAAAATCTACTCGTCGAGGGATCGGCGTCGGCCGGTCTGAATACGAACGTAACGAACGGCAGCACGACCACCGACAATATTTGCGATACCTGCAACTTTGAAGACGACACGCTTAGCCCGAACGCCACCAACTTCGGCACTTATATTGTCAACATCGCAGGAACCGGGGGCACCGATGGCGGCTGGCATTTTCCGAATATCACGATTCAAAACGACGTGATGTGCGTCAATGGAATTCTCTGCGACAACACCGGAAGCGACGACCCCGCAAGCTCTGTCTATGTCCCGGTGGCGGGCGGCCAGGTCGGATCGCAGGCAAAAGGGACGATCACTACTTTGACGAGCAGCCCGACCGTCACCGGTGTGGGAACGAATTTCAACACGGCCCAAAATATTGTGGGCGCTCAGATTTGGGCACCGGTCGCAACCGTGCCCACCTTGGTCGGAACGGTTCAATCCGTGGGGAGCACGACGGGGATCACCCTCACGGCCAATGCTGCGATCGCGGTGAGCGGCAGCAATTATTACTTCTATACTCCACTCAGCTCGAGCTCGACCGGCGCTCTGGGCGGATTCCAGCCATTGAACGGGTCTGCAAATTGGGACGTGGGACCGGGCAAAATTCGCGACACCGCGGCGGAAGCGACAACGCCAAACGGTATCAATTTCAATGAGCATGATCTCGATATCAGCTTAGCCGGAGTGTACCAGGACGGTTCGCCGCGCACCGGCTCTAGCGGCGGCATCAGTTTTTATCCCGGCGCAGCAGTGTTGGGGCCCGGAACCGTGCACGACATCCGCGTATGTTCCAGCGGCTACGATATCGTTTGGCAGCTCGGGGGAACCGTGGTGGCGGACGGCGACGTTGGCTCCGACGTCACTGTAAATAACATCGTCGACTGCGTCGATCCGATCAGCAATGTACCGACTCCGGTCGGAGTCATCATCCGAAACAACTCCGGATCAACGGCTTGCGGAGGCGGCACTCGCAAATGCCAATGGACGCTGTCGAATATTATTCAATCGAATGTGGACACCCGCAATACGACGACGCAGGAAACCTACGACAACACAGGGTTGACGCTCACCAATTTCGTGAAAACGGGACCTCCTGGATGGCAAGGAACCACCATACCTAATTCGCTCACGCCGGTGGGAATGGCTGCGGCAGGAACTTCGGCCAATCTGAAATCGACCGCAGCGGATGGTTACGACGACGTCGACTCGGGAATACCCGCGGCAAATGTGCTGCAGACCACCACGCCTATCAATGTCGTCACGCAAGGCGGATCGTGCCAAGATGCCGGATCAAGCGGCACGACATATGCCTGCAATCTTTCGCCGGCAATTACTTCTTACGTGGTCGGCGCCGTATATGCGTTCAAGCCGAACACGCTTAATACCGGCGCTTCGACGATCAATTTCAACTCGCTCGGTGCGAAAACCATTGTGAAGACAGTCGGCGGGATCACGACCGGGGTCGCGGCCGGCGATCTGCGGGCGGGCCAATGGGTCGAAATGATCTATGACACGAACGGAAACATGCAGATGCTCTCGCCAGTGGGGCAGGCTAGCGTGCTGCAACCTGCCGCCGATAGCACTACGGCGATTCAGGCCAAACAAGCCGGCGGGACGGTTTTTGCGACCTTCGATAGCACAAACAAGCGTCTTCGAATTGGGGACGCAACCGCTCCGAATACGCCACTAGACATACTTGGCCTCTTCCAGGCCACCCTAACTGGATCGATCGGAAAAGTCACAGGCCAGGCAACCGCGGGTAATTTCGGCGTGCCGGTCCTCGTCTATGCAACGCCCTCCTCCGCGGTCTCCGCGGCTATTGGATCGACCACGATGGTCACGAATGCGGCGGCGACTCATGAATACCGATTCTATGGCTACATAGATCAGGTGGCGGCCGGGACCGGTTCTTGCTCGGGCGCGACGACGTTCGTGCTTAATCTCATCTCACAGGACCCAAATGCCGCCGCATCGAATACGCTGCCAATGATCGTGTTCGGACCAAACACGAACACGAGCGGAATTTCAACGACGGTGACGGCAGTCACTTCCGGCTCGCCTCTGGGCGCAGCCGGCCAGGTCGTCGGGTCTTTCAGTTTTACGGTTGCCGCGAAAGCCTCCACCGTTCTTGCTTATTCGACGACTTCTTTCAGCGGGCCAACAGGATGCACGGCCGCTCCGACGTATCAGATTTACCCCTTCCTCGAAGTACTTAATTAAATGATCTCTTATCCTCTTTCGATCCCTGCTGCGCTTGGGGAATCGGCCGCCAATCTGAAGATGCGCAGCACCGTGGGCGAGGCCATTTCGCCTTTTACGGGATCAGCGCAACAACAGCCCTGGCAGGGATCTTGGTGGGAGCTCGACCTTCAATTCCCCAAAATGAACTGGGCGCAGTATTCGGCCTATAAGGCGTTCCTTGGGGCCTTGCGGGGCAAAACGGGGTCTTTTCTCTGGGGACCGCCATGGGCGACCGGACCACAAGGTTCTGCGCTCACCGGCGGTTCACCGAGTTGCGCCGGCACCGATCAGCCTGGCTCGTTTCAGCTTACAACCGCGGGGTGGTTTCCGACGCGGAGCGGCCTCCTCCTGCCGGGCGACTACATCCAAACCGGGAATTCGCCGATTCTTTTGCAATCGGTTGCGCCGCAAACGATTGGCACTAACACCTTCACCAGCTTTTTCAGCGTCGCGAATGGCATCCTCACCGCCAATCTTCCCCTCGGCTTCACCGCGGCGCAGCTGGCGGCTCTCATCGGCAAGACGGTATATTTCACCGGGCTTAGCAATGCGGCGAATGTCTGGCTCAACAATCTGAAGCTCGTCGTTCTCACGGCATACAACGCGAACGGAATCTACGCCGGCACGATCACCGCGGCCGTCGATCACGCGAACTATTCCCTGACCAACGAGCAGACGGGGAATTTTTGGCAACAGCCAATCAACCGCCTCTATCAATACGTGAACTCTGCGCCCCTGGGTAGCGATGGTGGGGGCAATGCAGTACTCGACATATTTCCGGCCCTTCATGAAGCCCCCCAGGCAAATGATCCTCTTGTGCTCGTGAATCCCCAGGGGACATTTCGCTTGCTCGAAAACCTCCTGGAATCGCCGGCGGAAAGCAATAAAACCTTTAGCTGCAGCTTCAAGAGCCGCGAGGCAATCTGAACCATGGCCGATATAGCTCAAGACGTCGAGCGCGCCGCCGAACGCGCCTATTGCGCCTATTTGGAGTCAGCACACGACTTTCTTCCCTCCGTGGTTCACACCTGGAGCCAGCTCCATCCCGTTGTGCGCAAAGCCTGGATTGATGCGATCGCGGCGGTCTATGCAATGCCTCGGGGAGCGCACGAGGCGTAATGACAAGGTCCATCAGTCCGACTGCGCTCGCGCTCATCAACGGGACACAGGTCCGGCCCGCGCTTTTTCTTAAGATCGAGTTTGAGAACGAAACGAT